TTTTGATAAAGAACCTGTATTATCGTATTTTTTAATTCCTAAATTATGAATCTGTCTAAAGACTGGAGCTGATGGAGTATATTTGTTTTTGTTACAAGCCATTATAGCTAAACCAGAACTGATAGAAGCATCATACTTAGTTCTATCATTTATATTAAACCTTGCCCAATCATTTAAAGTTCTATTGAAGTACATGTCTCCATATCCTTCTTCTGTCATTCCAACATAATCTTCTATATAAGACTCTATTGCGGCAGCATGTGCTTGCTTTATATCTTCACTAGAGTTTGGTATTCCACCAATGTCTCTTTCTGTTATAGATAATTTATTCCAAACTTTATCAGGTCTATTCATAGAGTAACCTCTGTAACCTCTTCTTTTAAAATGAAATAACAATCTAGGTTTATTATTCTCAGCAAGTATAGGCATTCCATAAAAAACGCAAGCCATTAAAACTTCTTCAAAAAATATCTCAGCGGTTTGTGGTCTTGCAATATATTCTAAAAAGAATTGATTTACAGGTACTTCTTCCATAGAGAACTTAGTAAGTCCACTTAGAGCTCCATTAGATCCTTTACCATCTACTGTTCCTGATATATCATAAGGGTCACATCCAAAAGCACCACAATGCTCATTACCTGGATATTTAACACCATTCTTAATTACGATGTGGTTTTGTAAATGTAAAGGTGGAATCCACGAAACTAAAAATCTACCATCTTTATTTGGATAGAATATAACTCTAGTATCTTGTATACCATTTTCCCATTGAAAACTTCCACGTGTAATTATACTTGTATTTCTTAAATCTTCGTTATAATCTATCTGTTCGTATATTCTAGTTAGATTAAATAAAGATTGTTTTGTTTCATCTCTAAAAGCGTGTTGTTCTGTTCTTGGAAACTGACGATAGTATTCATTTAAACTGTCTTGGTCATTCTTTAAACCATCAACTTCATTTTGCCAATGTTCTATAACTCCGTATTCAATCCAATTACCATCTACGCCTTTAACTGCTTCTTGTGGAGTATCAAATACAGGTAATCCATAAGTATCAATGAATCCCTCGTAAGACCATTCCATAGGTATAAACAAACTATATAATCCTGAACTAGTTTGTCCGTTACGATTTCTTTTTGTAATATCAGAATTATGATAAAGAGTTTTAAAGTTTTCTCCTCCTTTATCTAAAGCGTTTGATGTTGAACCCATCATACACTTACCAATAATTCTACTACCTAATCTTAAAGTAGTTTTTGTAACACGCCAGTTATTTAATATGTTATCAGGTCTCTCCCACTTTCCACTTTCATCATGTACTAATAGTTTTAACTTTTCACCATCATAACTATTATCTCCAGTATTCTTCCAGTCAATGGTTGTATCAAGACCTTCCATATCTATAGCTAGATCGTTCGTATCTAACTTTCTTCTAGTTAATTTAGAAGCTGGAACTCTATACGCTAATTCTGTCTTTGGTCTATCCATACCATCTTGGATAGGTTTAAAAAAGAAAGGATAATTAATTGATATTGGTACAACCTTATCTGTAAACATCTTCTTAGCATCTGCTCCAGACTTAGATAATATACCAAATCTTGAATCGCTAGATATTGTTGCTAAGTTAACTAATTCAGCAGATGACATAAATGAAAATCCAGAACGTCTATTTTTTAAATAACACATTCCGTAACATCTAGTATCTGCCTTACATGCTTCCCAGAAAATAAAGAATAATCTATTTGATTCTCTAAAATCAGGCGCTCCAACATCAATCTTACTCCATTGAAGATACATGTAATGTGTACCTGTTATATAAGTTGGTTTACCATTATTATAAAAGAATAAACCTTCTTCTCTGTATTTAAACTCGTTATCTATGTAATCATACCAACGATCCTTAAAAGCATCTGTTTGTTTATTCCAATCAAATGTACTTTTAATTTTACTTATTTCTTTTGGGAAATCCATTTGTTCCCAATATTGCTCTTCCTTCTTGTTAGATCTGGAATAAGCGTTTTCTACCAATGGTAATGCTATTTTTAGGTTTTGGATTTCAAGTATTTCACCAATCTTTCCAGTCTTACTAATAACAACCACATCATGATCTTTATCATATCCATATTTCCATTTTTTAAGACGGTTGTTTTGTTTTATAATACTAGACTTTATATAATCTGGTACTATTTTGTATAGTGATTGTTCGTACATTACTTAGATCTCCCTTCTGCAAATCCTTTAAATACCTTTGTCTCTACCTCCTTATCACCTTCTTTTAGTAATTTTTCCTCTTCTTCTATTCTACTTAGAATTTCAAAAGCGTCAAATATGGCTAATTTCTTTGTTGCAGCAGCGTTTTTAAGTCTATCCGCAGATATATCATCACCACTATCAACTATTTTTTCTTGAGCTACCTTAATTAATTCCTCAACTGCTTTTTGTCCAGCTAGGATTATATTCTGCTTCGTCTCCTTTATATTCATATTTAATTACAATATCATTAGATTTCATACAATAAAGTCTTTGACCTTCTACTATAAAGTCAAATTCCCCGAATGGGGTATATCCAACAAGGTCTCCCTCGTGTATTTTAAGCGCTTCTAATGAACTATTTCCATATTTTAATATACCAATAAGGCTTTGTTCTTTATCAAGCTTTAAACTGTCATTATTTTTAAGTGGTTTTATAAAGCATCTGTCACCAAATGCCTTCCATCTGTCATCATTTTTATATAAATAAATTTGATCTATATCACAGAAATAAAGATTATCCATAAAGAATGCTCTACTGTTTTTCTGTTTACCTCTTATATCATAAAATCTTCTAAAAACATTATGATGTATAACTACTAAATCACCAACTTTAATATCAGTAGAATAAGCTAGCGGGATCGAAACGACCTCCGCTAAGTTATTCACAGATTTAAAACTTTCTATTTTAGTATTTATTATAAGATCTTTACCGTCTATTTTTACTTTATTATTGTATCTTTCGCCTACTGGCTTTACAATAAAACTAAATACACTTGTCATTAGTATTCTAGATCATATTCTATAGAAATTGCCATGTTGGAATTAAATGTTTTCCAAGGCATTACTTCATCTCCTTTTTTTATATATATACTATATGAAGAATCTTTATTGTCTAACTTAATATAAGTTATTTCATGACCTCCATATACTTGTTGTCCAATAGAATAATGCATTGCCTCATTCTTGTAATCAGATCCTATACTTATCTTTCTAATTACTGAGTCCATTATTCTACTTCTTTAACCTCTTCTTCTATTTCAGTATAAGAACCATCTTCTAAATTAATATTAATTGGTCCGTATTCTTCTTGTAGTTTTGTTTTATAATCTTCAACTGCTTTATTAACTTCTGCTATTTGATGTAAGAAACCATGTTTCTGAGATTCTAATAATCCGATGTTAGTTAATAACGCTTGAAGATCTTTTTGTTGATTTACAACTGTTTCTAGTTGTTCTTGTGTAATTTGTTTTACTACTTCCATTTTGATTTGATTTAATTATTAATTATGATAATGTTAAAAGGTATTTTAATTTTGCTGTTTCTCCAGACAAAGCTTGTGCTAAATTTGATATATCACCAAACTTACATGAGTCTCCATAAGATTCTAAATCTTTAGAAAACTTCATTACTTCATCTGCTATTTTCATAGAATCTGCTTTTGGATTAATAGCATCAATCTTTAAAGACTGAATTCTCTTTCCGGTATAACCCATTAATTTTTCAACTACATCGTCTTTAAAATCTTGTAGATATTCATAGAATTTTCCTGTAGCTGTGTGTTCTGCAAAACTTCTAGTTTCCCAGTGTATTAAATGAAACTGTTCGTGAAAGAACGCTAATTTTCCTGCAATTTCTTCTGTTGTCATATTATTTTATTGTTTAAATTCCGCAACTATTATATTTAGGTCCTTCAACCACGTAGTTTACAAAACATTCCTCCTCTTCAGGAACTATATATCCTAACCTAACCCTTGCTCCTAAATCAGGAGAATATACAAAATCGCCTGTATTATAATACGCAGTATCTATTGGGATCGTACAACCTCCGGCCGGACCTAATCCACAAATTTCAGTTATTGTAAAAGGTCTAAGCACAGGACAACCAGTATATGCAGGACCTGATAAATCATTTAAATTATATTTTTCAGGTAACTCCTCAATAAATCCACCTAAAACCACTCTAGTGTCAAAATTGTTACATTGTACATAGTCACCCTCATTGTAAGTTGTTTGTGGTAACTGTTGTGAGTAAGTATTTTCATAAGTATTACCATTACATCCTTGTAAGATTGTAAAATATCCTAGTTTTGCACCGCGAGTACTACTTGTCATTGGCCAGCCAATAGCCATACCATTTCCCCAACCCATTAGTAAATTGCTATAATATCAGATGCTGTAGTTAATCCATCATCTCCTCTTTCCCATACATTGCTTACAATGATTGGTAAGAACGATGCATCTGGTACATTTTTAAACATAACTGGAGTTTCACTACCAACAATGGTAACTACTAAATCCCCACCAGTTCCTACATATAATGCTGCAGAATTTAATGGTTGTGGCGCAACATAATCTACATCTGTAGGATCTACTTGCATCCTAATATAATAACCATCGCCAGAAATAGATTCAGGGTATTTAAAATCTTCTCTATTAAAAATTAATTCACCGCGTTGTCCACTATCATTACTCCAAAAACTAGTACCTCGTCCTGCTGCGTCAAACTCACCATCTACAAGAGCGGTTCCTGGT